TCTTTGTGCCATACCGTGAAAGCTGCAAAAGGCTTTACTTTGTCGTCAGCTGAGTACGCTTTTTTAGGCATTTCGCCGTCTTTACTCCAGCGAACAGGCTTACCGTCCATAAATACCTGATAACCCTCTACAGCTCGTGAAACTATGCGAATTGTAGCGCTCGTATTAGGAGCTAATTTTAAGTATTGCGAGCTGGCAGCTTCGCGCTCGTAGTTGTTTGATAAAAACATGTTATTTAAATTTAATTATTTTCTTGTTGATCTCTATTACTTGGCCGTTGTTAGCTTTGTACTTTCTGTTATCAAAATTGAATTGTTTAGCCCCTATTATCTGGAGCTCACAAGCGCTAATTAATGAGCGTATTTCAGCGCTTACTATGGTGTATTTCTTTCGCTTACTGATCTCCTCCATACGTTTAAGTATTCCTGTTAGAATATCAATAGAAACGCCTAATTTATCGAAGGCAAAGCTTGTATAGTTTTCCCACTCTGAGCGCGTTATAGTTAGCTCGATTGCGCTCTCTACTTCATTAATTTGTAGGCGAATAGCGTGTAAATCGTAGCTGTCTAGGTAGCTCGATAAGTGCCTGTAAGTACTGTATACGTTAATTAAATTGGTATTTAATAGCTCGAATTGAGTATTTAAATAGTTGTCGACACCCCTTAAAAAGTCGTTAGCTGCTCGCTTGCTTTTAAGGTGATAACGTGCATGGTTTATGTACACCTCGTAATTGAGGCCCACTTTTGTAATGCTTTTATTTATTGTAATCTTGCTCAAACTTGGTCAAGTTTTGAGCTGTACAAAATAGAAACATATTGTTAACTAAATGTTTTTTAGCTTAGCCAATGTGCTGGCCTAACTATAAAGCTTTGTTTACCAAATATCTATTATCACTCAAACTTGTGGTGCAAAGTTATCGAATACTTTGGCTAAATATGCAAGTTTTGCACCGTTAATTTGATTAACATTTGATTGTTAACACCTAACTTGTTGAATATAAATAAATTATTCAGTACAACCAGAGTACAAAAGCGTTCTTATTAGTATCGTTATCCACATGAATAAACGTTTTATTTACACCTATTCTATGAAACCCAATGTTCAAAAGGGCGTTTATTATGCTAAAACGCTCTGAGCTATTCACACACTTTATATCGACAGCTAGCCCTTTAGTGTGTGAGCTGTTTGATACTCCTCCTACCTTCTTATTGTGCTCTCTGGTCCTGTAGCCTGAGCTAATTACAAAAGGCGTTTTAGCTCTATTTCTAGCCTTATCTAAAAGCTGTATAAATTGGGCGTTCATAAGCTCGCCGCTGCCTGGCATATCTGGGCTGTCAAATTCTTTTAGAGTAAAGTACCTCACTTTCGCTTTTTTCGCTCTGTGAGTGCCTTCTCTAAATTAGCCCATACCAATACACAGCCGCCTAGTATTCCGATTATATGATTAACATCTGTGAGCCATACAGCAGCCCCCCAGGTTATAGTGAGCAAGTTTAAGCCCCAAAGTTTAGCGTCTATCATGGCTTTGTTTCGTTAGCTCCGTTCGTTTGTATTATAGCCTCATCCATGAGCTCTACCAGCTCTATTAGCTCCTCAAGTGTTAGCTCTTTTTCTTTCATTATATTTTCGCAATAGTAATGTCAGCGCCATAGATCAGTGTACCAATTGAGTTAGGTACTATTTTTATACTTACGTTAGATACAGCGCTAGAATTAATATCTGTAATGTTTAAAAGGCTGTTTAAATTACCTGAGCCCTTAAGAATTATCTGGCCTGTTGTTTGTCTAAATAAGTTAATAGTTACCGCGCCTATTGTGTTGCTGTTTGAGTACACTTTTACGTGCGTAACTTTGTAGCCTGTAGGTATGGCTTTCATTACGTACATGTCAGTACTAGTATGGTTAGTTCTAACTCCTAGAATGCCGCTTGTATCGTCCTCCATATATAAGCCTTGAAAGCCTCCACGGCTAGGCGCGTCATCGTTAGCCATAAACTCGCAAGGCATGACTTTGAGTAAAGTACCTGAGCCAAACCAGCCAGAACTACCACCACCACCAGCAGCGGCCCAGGATAAGCCCCCGGAACCGTCAGTCTTTAGAAACTCATCTGTAGATCCGTCAGCCAGTGGAGCCATGGCCCCTGTAGTACTTATATTAACCAACTGTACACCAGCTGAAGCCTTTACACTCGGTAAGCTTATTGCTGTTTGACTGGAGCCGGTACTAGTTTTTACGGCTGTTATTCCGTAGGTGTCTGTAGTTATAAAGCCTAGTTTAGTCTGCTGCTCTTGTATTATACCGCCATTACTTTGTACTAATTTTGTAGACGGCAAAACAGTAGGTATTGATGGGCCTTTATTTTCTGGCTTATCTTCTCCTAGAACTATTCCTGTTATATTCCGCTGGAGATACATCACTTCGATATCGTACTCCGATCTTGCAGCTATAAAAGTGAGCCCAGAAACCTGGTAAAAGTTATTGCTGTCCTCAGTGTTAGTTAGTATTGTGTAGGGGTGTATCCAGGTAGAGCCCCTCTTATAAAGCGTGCCTCTTTCTGTACGCCTTGCCTTTAAATTAGCAGCTAAGCGCTCACGTACACCAAGGCCGTTAATAGATAGCGAAGCCGTGGAGCTTTGAAGGTTGGTCCACTGAGTAGGCTCTACATAGTTACTACCAGCTGAAGCGTTCACTTTAATTATACCGAGATCAAAATCTGAGATTCTATCTCCTATAAGAGTAGAGGGCTGTTTAAACTCATAGCGAGCCGCTACAGGGTTAGTAGCTGTTATATCTATGCTGCTAAATTCCTGAGACTGCTCAGAGCTGTATCTATTTACTCGAAAATTATCTATTCTATAGTTTATGGCTCCGCTTGAATTTGTCGCAGCTATTAGTGTTGAATCTGTAGCGCCTAAGTGATTTTTGCCCTCTAGTATTGCTGAAAGCTGAAGCCCTGAGCTAGCTACAGCTAGAGGCTCCGTTACTATTTCAAAAGGTATTGTTAAAGGGATAGGCATATAGCCTACTAATGGATCATAAGTCCCTACTATCTTATCAAAATCTGTACTTAAAATTTGATAGAATGAAGCGCCTGTCTCCCATGTTAAAGGTCCAGAAATTCCTGAGCTAATTTCTAGGCTGTCAATAGGGTTTAAAGGGTTGTAACTTGGAAAGCCTGAGCTAGTGTAGTTTATATAGCCTACAAATTCCTGGTTTGCTGAACTAAAGCCTAACCCTTTTTTAATATAACGTACAGCGCCGCCACCGTCTCCTAGCTTAAGCTGAATCTTTAAATTTAACCGAGCTACTCGGTCTAAATCGTTAGATATAAACCCAAACGAGCCAGCTACATAGTGAAAAGTACCCGATATACATAAGCGCTCACCCACTGCGTACTCAATATCCTCATCATCTAGTACTGTTTGATTAGTTAAATCTGTTCTAGTGTATACGCTGTCGCTTACTAGTGATCTAGTGCCTTGGTAGTCTCTGGATCTGGTTACTTTTTTAAACGAGGGAACTGTAGAGCGAGCCCAGCCGGCTAGCTTCTCCCATTGCGCCGAATTACTGCCAAAGATTGCTCCAATTGTTACGTTTGCGCTAGTGTTATAAGTTACTGAGCCATTGCCTAGCATATAATTAGCTACAGAAAGCTCACCAGTTGCGTGCGATTGTAAAGAGCCTAAAGGTACCCACCATATAGAGCCCTCAGAGGCGAAAATACAAGCGTTAAAAGTTACTGCTAAGCTTTCAAGTACTTCATAAGCTGAAAAGTATTCATTTGAGCCGTCTTCGTCTTTTTTGTAGTAAGTTTCGTGTGATACTTTGGCGTTTTGTAGCTGCTTATTTTGGTTGCTTCCTATTAGATCTTTGTACTGCTTACCTATCATGTCCTCAAAGAACTTGAGCTCTACATCTGAAGCGGCCCACTGTGGAGATATGTATAGTTTTTGCAGTACGTTATGTAAGTGCTCTAATATTGTAGCCGTTCCCTCGTAGGCTGTACCGTCATTGTTGTACTTTATACCTTTGAGATTAGCTAAACCGTCTACAGCTGTAATTGATATAGAGGCATTTGGGGCCATGTCTGGGATTACAACTTGCTCGGGTAGTATCTCACCTTGCCAAAACAATGTATTTGTAGCGTCCTGGTCTTTATAGATCTGTATCACCCAACTGCCCTCCGGGTTATCGCTTAGTAAATCGTAGAAAGCATTAAAAAAATTCGTGTAGCTTGTTGTTGCGTCATTTTGATACATCGTGAACATCACTCTACTGCCTACAATAGGCTTACATCTGTCGTACTGGTCAAAATCATAAGTAAGCCTGAAGCCATCAGGCCCTAAATTGAAAGGTATATTTTGATCACTTGCGGCTGCAGTAGTGCCAATTTTAACAAGCCAGTCCTCGCCTGAGATATCTGTAAATTCTGCTTTAAAATACGTTGTCATTAGAATCTGTTTCTGTCTCGTGTGGCTCTGTCGTTACTTATCACAATGTCATCGCCAGAGATTCGGCCATAAACTTGAATCGAATTGCCTCCTATCATATCCTTAAGCTTAGATAGTGGAGCTATCACCTCCGGGTTGCCGCTAGCTCCTGAGTACTCGCCTACCTCAACTAACGATCTACCAAAAGCGATACCTCCCTCAGCTAAAGCCGGAACCGAACCAAAAGCCGCCTTAACACTACCTACAGCGGCGGCTATAAATGCTGGGATTGTAAGCCCTCCGCTGGCCTGGTTAGCTACGTTAGTAGAGCTTGAAGCGCTAGTAATTGCGTGAGATATAGCTTCGCTTATTAGTATTTTTATAATAGATTTAACCATATTTTTTAGACCGTCCACAAAGTTCTCGCCGTCTACTATAGCGCTTGCGAAAACATCTCCAATTTGTTTACCTAGGTTTGAAAAGGCTGTAGTTGTAAATTCAACAACCTCATTTATTTTTGTAGTTGTTCCTTCTATTCCTGTACTGAAGTCATCTAGAAAGTCTAAAAGCTGGCCGCTGCTTTGTACTGTAAACGTCTGTATTCCGTTTGTTAGGTCTTGAGTAATTACTGTATTTATACCTCTTAACCTTAACAGTAAACCGTCAAGTTTTTTGTTATAATCTTCAGCCTTTTCTATATCTGGTATTATTTCAGAGCTAGATATTTTATTATCTAAATCTAAAATCTGGGCGGCGATCATGTCTTTTTCTGTTAGCCACCTTTCTAAATCCTGTTTAGCCGTGTCTAGCCCTCTCTTTGTGCTTGCGTTTCTGGTTTTATCATAAGCCTTTTGCGCTCGATCTACTTGGTCCTGTACCAGGATTATCATTTCTAAAGTTGTATCTAAACCTTCGTTTAGCTTGCCTTTTGCTTCTTCGTTAGATAAAAATTTAAGTTGTTTGCGCCAGCTTTCTGTCTTTATTGTTGCGTTATCTGCTGCTAAATTATAGCCAACAACAGCCGCAGTCAATATAGCTATAGCTGTAGCCGCCAGCACTACAGGGTTAGCAGCTAGAGCAATATTCATACCTATAACAGCTGCAGTCATTCCGCTAAAGGCTGCAATAATTTGAGGCAAAATTATGAGCATTGGCCCCAGTGTAGCTAAAAAAGTACCAACTACAATAATAATTTTTTTAGTAGAATCTGAAAGGCCTGTAAATTTTTTAGCTAAATTTATAATTGAATCTAGCAAAGCATTAATAGGCGGTAGCAAGTCCTCAGCTAAAGCGGCCCCGGCAAGCTTTAAATTGTCTAGGGCTGTGCTAAACTTTCCAGCAGCCGTCTTACTTAGCTTATCCATAGCTCCCTCGGCTAGCCCTCCCTCCTCGTTAAAGCTCTTTAAAGTGGCGTTAAATTGCTCTACGCTAACCCGCCCAGCGCCGAGCTCTGAAGGCAGTAAGCCAGTGGCATCTGACAGAGCTTTGAATATCGGTATACCTCTTTCAGCTAGCTGGTTCAAGCTCTCTAGTTCTACCTTCCCTTTGGCGTTAACCTTTGAGAAGATCGCAGCTATCTCGTTAATGGGCTGGCCTGTTGTAGCTGCGATATCTCCTAAGAATTGGAGCTGTTCATTTACCTCGCTTATCTTAGTACCTGAAGCTATGAGCTGACGCGCTGAGGTAGCTACAGCGTCAATCTGAAATGGCGTATTAGCTGTGAACTCGTTGAGCTGTTTCATCATGTCGGCCGCTTGCTTAGCGCCTCCAGTTAATGAGATGAAGCTTACCTCCATTTTTTCCAGGTCCGCAGCGCTCTTTATCGCCATGGCTCCGATACCTAAAATAGGTAGAGTTATAGATCGCGTCATTTGCTGACCGAGCGCCGTAAAATTACGAGTCATTGAGCGCATATTACGCTGTGCTCTACCTAGGCTATCGTTAAGGTTTTTTGTATTAGCGCCTATATGTACTACTAAATCTCCGAGCTTTGCCATTATTTTTTATTCTTTGCCAAGCTCTTAAGCATCCTAAGACCGTCCAGCTGTGGCTTGTTTTTTATCTCCTTTTTCTCCCATGGGAAGACTGCTAAATCTCTGGGCTTTATACTCGCCCCCTTCTTAGTGTGTACGTTTAACAGTAGTGCAGTCTGCCACCTGGTTCGCTCCCAATTAGAGCGCTCTAGTATCTCCTGGCTTTTTCTCTTCCCTTGTACTGCATTACTTAGCTCCTCGAACGTTAAAGAATAAAGAGCCGCCGGGGCTAAGCCTAACAGACCTAACCCCAGCTCCTCTATTCTGTTCCATGTTAGAGGCTCTTTCTCTTCTTTTTTTTTGTGTCAGTTTTAGGATCTCCTCCCATCGCTGACTCCATGACTTTAACTAACTTAGGTAAGTCTTGTACCGTAATTAGCCCGAGCCATTCGTCTACACTCAAATTAAATTCTATACATTGAGCCGCGCAGCCATCTACTACAAAGTAGTAAATTAGCTCAGGTATCAAAGTAACGTCTGAAGCGTCAACCTCTACGACCTTAACCCCTGTAGACTTCTCGAAATTTCTCCAAGCTCTAAGCGTAGCTTTTACCGGATAGCTTTTTTCATTGAGTGTTATAACCATTATGAGATAACGTTATAAGCTATAGTCTCGACGAGTTGTACTTGACATGTGAATGTAGCGTTGTCTTCAGTACCTCCTGTTAAGTCTAAAGCTGTTATAAAGCCTTTTGCTTCGAACTCCATATCGCCAGCGTTAGGCGTTGAGCCTGAGCCTATAATCTGAGTTAACTTAACATCTAGCTTAGTCTTTGCGTTCTGAAAGTCGAAGAGCTCGTGAAAGCCGTTTGTAGCATCGTTAGCAAACATCCCACTAAAGGAAAGAGTAGCCTCCATCATACCAGGAAGTAAAGCTTTATATCCCGCGTTTGATTTCGTAGTTGTGTCCCTCATATCTACGTTAGTACTTATGCTACAGTCAGTAAGGTTGTTCACCAAAACTTCACTAGCACCAACAGCGGCTAAAGTTACTTTAAGATTTGAGCCGTTAATTATTCCAGTTGTTTCTGCCATATTTTCTAATTTTTGTTTTTTCTTCTACGTTTGTCACCACCGACTAAGGCCGTGACCATAATATCTATAAACCCAAATATTTTTACCGCTGGGTTATTTGACGGTACGAGTGAGAAGATCGCCCTCGCTGCGATTAGTAAGGCGAAGATTATACTCTGCCAGTGTGTAGCTATTAAGTCCATTTATATATTTTTAATTCTTACGGTGTAATCCTGAATCGCAGCCCAAAGCTTGCGACTTTCGTTAACGTCCATTTGCTCGTTGGTGTAGTTAATAGAGTCGACTTTAACTGTGGCGAACGTTCCATTTACACGGTCCAGAGAAGCCCTAACAGCTACCCCTAGATCAACAGTTTTGTTATATGTATCCTGAAAGCTGTACACCTCTAAGCTCGCCTCGTCTATCTCGCCGTTCTCGTTCTTTGTATTGCTGGGCTGGTTGCTTACAACTGAATAGACTATATAAGGGGGGTTAATATCTGGAGGCGCGATCTCTGGGAAGATCTTAGTGAGTACCATCTCTTGAACTGATACGTTTGTTACTGATCCAACAAATGTAGAACCAGCCGAAAAATAAAAATTCGAATCTCCGCCAGTAGCTTTCGTGTAATAGGTATATGTGTTGGTAGATGTAATTGTCGGCTGTGCATTAGAACCCCCTACCGCGACAACCATACTTCCAGCATTTACTACAATATCAAAAACAACTTTATAAGTTTTATTTATAGGTACAATTCCAGTTTGATATAAGTTACTTTGAGCTGTTTGTGAGCCGTTGCTTATCGCTTTAAGATTTCCTATACTCCAACCAGTACCTAACGTCCACCCCGCGCCAAGTTCTTTTACAGAAACGTTTGTAACTGAGCCAACAAAATCAGATTGCGCTTGAATATATAGTGTAGTTGAAGAAGATGCTGTACCTATATATTCATAGCTTCCGTTTGCTGTAATCGTTAAAGTTCCTGACGGTGTACCGGTAAAGATTTTTAAAGTGCCAGCAGTTCTTATAACGTTTATTGTTGTTTTATATGATTTGTTTACTGTATATAAACTTTGATATAAATTAGAATTTGAGCTTTGTGAGCCATCACATGATGCTTTATCATTTGCAATGCTCCAGCCTGTGCCTTTATTCCAATTGCTATCATTTGCAAAATCTCCATTCGTTACAAGCTCCGAACCTGTAGCGCTAAAATTTCCATTCGTTACAAGCTCCTCCCCAGAGGGCGCGAAGGTGTCAGTACTAAAGCCAATGTTTTGCTGTACTGGTATAGCCCTAGAGAGTATGTTATATATTGCTTTCCCTACCTTCATAGCTTACTTGTATATTTAGCAAATTCCTGTCTGAGTAAAATTATTTGCAGCTTCTCGCTCCTCCCTTTTGTAGCCTTCATACCTCTAGAGAATACTCCTGTGTTTTGAGTTTTATGTTTACCTCCGAACCTGGGGCCGAAATCTCCTTTCTCTACAATATGAGCATAGAAACCATCCTGATATTTGCGAGTTTTACGGCGTCCTATTGCGTTAGTTCTAGGCCCAGCCATAACCGTATTTCTATCTTTATCTGGCTGCCATGTGCCTGAGGACTTTCTAAGCTGGCCCTTCTTTATTTTTCTGCCTCTCAAAGAAGTGTCTTTGTCTAGGTCTTTTACGTTAGCCGCTAAGTAGTTGGCGTATACATTACCTACTCTTTCACCTATATTCACTAGAGCCGCCGAGTCTTTTACGCTCCACTTGGCTAGCTTATCAATGTTTTTGTATAGCTGGTTAGCCCCTGAGATAGTTACACTCATTAGTTCACAAGTAGTTCAGTGATCACTCTAAGCTGTTCGCGGCCTACTTCCTGGACTCCTAAAATCTCGTATATTTTACCGCCGTAGCTAATCCTGTAAGACGGTGAAAGTAGAGCCACCTGAGAAGATTGACGAATCATAAACGTAACGGATTGAAAGCTTACAAGCTGCTCGGCGCTATTGCGCTGTGAGGCTGAGTCTTTGCGATCTATAGCAGCCCAAACAGTAGCGTATGTGGACCAGCTCACAGTGCGCTCGCCGTAGTCGTTTATAACTGACGTAGGGCCCTGTATTATTACCCTCCTATCTAATGAGCCAATATTCATTTAAGAGATATAAGCCTGTAGGGGTTTATAATTGCTTTTATACCAAAAGGTATAACGGCCGTAATAGTTCCGACTACTACAGCTCGCCTGTTCTCGAAGTAATGGGCTGCCAGCATTTTGATGGCGTGAGTTAGTGGAGGGTTTATTTGATTAGCTACCGAACCAATAACGTTAACGGCTCCGATTCTGTAGGGGTCCGCTGTAGGCGTATCTCTAAATATGATCTTCATTATACCGAGCTCAATACCGCTGTAGTATTTGCTTGTATTTAGAGTTATAGGTGTGTTGTTATTCTCTTCGTAGTATGAGATACCGGTTACAGTATTTGCTGAGTACGGTACCTCTAAATCGTTAAAGTCTCGACATGTCAAAAGCCAGGTCGTAGTTTTAAAGTGTCTACCTGTGTAGTCCTGTATTGACTGAGTGGCGGCGTCAATAATCGCCGTTATAGTTGCGTCTTCATCTGTATGGTCCACACGTAGGAAGAGCTTCATATCTGCTAGAGATACAATATTAGTTCCTGTAGGTTGTGCTGTGTAGGTAAAATTCATCTGAAGAGTATTAAGTAAAAAAAAAGGGAGCGAGCGAGTAGCCCGCCCCCATTCTCATAGTAGTATATTATACGACTCCAGTAACTGAAGCGAAGGCTCCCGCTTGGCGTACATCTACATCGTAGAACTTATTCAAGTGTAGAGCCACCTGAGCAGTCCCGGCGTTAGTGTACGGATCTACTAGCAAATCCATACCTCCAAAGAAAGCAAGTACTAAACCTTGGCGCCAGTCACCGAAGCAAATAGAGCCCTTGTTTGTTGCGCTGTCTACTAGGTTAGGCGTAGCTGTAGCTGAGAAGCCGTCAAAGCTTTGACCTGCCCAGAAAGCGTTAATAGAGTCGACTGTAGCCAAATCTCTAGAAACTTTCCACCCTGTTGGACTCATAGCCCACTTGCAATCCTCGAAACGTCCTCCAGCAGCTAAAACTAGCTTCTCCATATTAAAGAGAATCTCTGGGGTTAGAGCTCCACCGTTAGCCGTCACAGCTGTATTGTTAGCTGTCATAGCCTTAGCGAAAGCTGAAGCATCAATAGTTGTATTGATACCGTCCACTAGCTCGCGAGCGATGAGCGTATCGACTTCTGCCCCTCCTTGGATTAATAACTGTTTTGAAAATACAGATGTATTCGTAACCCTTTGAGGCGTTAGCGTTAGCTCGTCCATAGCTAAACCTGAAGCAGCTGTAGCTTGTACCTCTGTTTTGATATGTCCAACTGCCTTAGCTGAAACTCTAGGGAACTGCAAATTCCCTGTAGCTCCGTAGATAGTGGTAGCTCCAAGCTCCTCAATCTTAGTAGGCGCTCGCAAAGCTGCGATAGCTCCCGGTACGTTAGTAGGTACATAGCCTGAACCGTCACCGCTTCCAGCTTGGAAGTTGTCAGCTCCACCAGCACGTTGTAACGCCTTCTCAGGTATTCCGATCTGGCCGGTCATCTGTAAGCCTCGGGCTTGCATTTCAGAACGTGCCTCTTGAGCCCACTCTGCCTCTGCTCCCTCTAGCCCTCGGCCATGAGATACAGCCTCAACAGCGCGAGAGAGAGAAAAGGAACGGCTTACTTTGTCCATCTCTTTAGTCTCACTTACTGAGTTGCCAGCAAAGCTAGCCTGGCGTGCTATCATCTCTTCATGAGCTGCACGGCGCTTGATCTTGTTATCTAAGCGAGTAATTTCAGACTCGAGAAAGTCAGCTCTCTGCTCCTCTTCGTTTGTGAGCTCGCGCCCTTCTGTGTCTGTATTCTCAATTAAACCAACATGCTCCTCGTAGTTTTTGCTACGAAGAGACTTCATTTCATTTAAATTCATTTTTTTACTTTTATTTTTTACTTTTATTTTGTCGCTGGCCTTTGGCTCAGCTGTACGAATTTCTTTATCTTCCTCCTCTTCCTTTCGTGCTATTACAGTAGCTTCTTTATACGCTGGATAAGTAACGGGGCTAACGTCCAATAGTTGAGCCACCTCCTCAACTTTCCGTGTCGAACGGTCTTCGCTCCAGGTTTGCTCTTTGATTGTGAACGCAAACGAACTTTGAGAGATATCACCCCTTTGAATAGACTCATATAGATCTGTAGCGTACTGTTGATTGCCTAGCTTTACCCTGTATTTTAGTCCGATATCGTCAGTACTTAGCTCTAGAGTGCCTGAGCTAGTACGTCCTAACACTAGGCTCGGATCGTGATTTACAAGTGCTCTTACGTCATTATCTAAAACGTTATCGAAAGCTCCTCGCGCTATCGTTTCACGAAAGGGGCCTATGTTTGTCTCAGTGTCGTACTTCGCAGCGTAGCCCTCTATTATGCGCTCGCCGTTCTCTTCTCTAGTTTCTAGCGTGCTATCATGCTTAGAGTAGTGAGCCGCCGTTAGTAGCTCGCTTCTTTTTTCGTCATCCATTCGTTGAATCTGTTTTAGATATTGAATCACTGTAAGCGCCGAGCTTATCTAGTGCTATCTGGTTAACTTGTACCGTGTGTACATCTCCCCCATCTACGGGGTTCATCTCCTCCTCCATTCTAACCTCGTTAATGCTAAGAACTCCAGCTTGTAATAGCTGTGTGAAGTAGTTCGCCCTGGCTGTACTATCTCCTCTCTGAAGATCTACAAGCCTAAACTTTGTGTAAATCTCTGGGCGTTGGAAGGCTGGTATTAGCTTCCTGTCTATTTCCTGTTCTATTCTTTGGGTCCAGGGTACTATCGTATGGCGTGCATACATTAAGTTTTGCTGCTCTACGTTGTTGTATGTCGTTTGGCTAGGGAGCTGAACTAGTGAAGGAGGCACGCTAAAAATTCTACATATCTCCTCTGCCTGGAACTTTCGAGTTTCTATAAATTGAGCTTCATCTGGCGAGATCGAAATTCTTTGATATTTGAAGCCGAAAGGCATAAGCTTGGTACCGGCCTGAGCTGCTCCGTGATTCCATGAGCCCTGGATCATATCCATCTGCTCCTTCTTTAAAGGCTGCTCTGAAGTAAGTACACCAGTCATTTGGCCGCTTTGCCCGAAGTATTCAGCTCCGAAGTCCTGGGCGCTTTTAGCTAGTCCTAAATTTTCACGGTGTAGCCTTATCGGGCTCATGCGCTGTAGGTTACAAATCTCTAGCATATTCTCAGGGCGAACAGCTCCGAAGTCTTTAACTATGTAAACCCTCTCGCCTTTTACTTCTCTAAGGTCTACATCTGTAGCGTGTACAGGGTGAAGAGCTACAGCAAAGCCGCGCTCGTCTCGCTCTATTACTGCGTAGCCCATACCGTAAACCAGGGCCGAAGCTGTCAAAGTTTCCCAGAACTCAAAAGCTGTTTGGTATGCGTTAGGCTTTATTTTTATAAGCTCGTGAGCTGGGTGTACGTTGGCTATATGTACCTCTTTACCGCTTCGCTCGTAGATATCTAAGCCTAATGAGGCTATAGTAGTGGCAATCTTATAAACGCAAGCATAGACCGTACTAATGGCCATTGCGTTAGATTCGTTAATATTTGCCCCGGCTTTAGTTAGCCCATAGAGGCCCGCCGCTTCGGCTACTGTGTTAGAGTCATATTTAGCGACTCTATAACGAAAAATACTTTGTAAACGGTCTTTTAGTGTAGCCATGCGCGCACGCATTTTAAGGCTATAAATTCAAAAAAAGCGACTTATAAAGAGACAATTTCTAACATCATATCCTTGTCGTTATTAGCGTTTTGTACGTAGCTATTTAGAGCTATTATTGAAGCGATAACGCCGTCTACTTTTTTATTCTCTTTTTGTTCTTTAATTACTCGCTTATTCTCGTTGTTATCGGTGTAAATAATAGCACAACCGAACTGCCATCTAAGGCATCTATTGCCTCCATGTATTACGTTGCCCTTCATTATTTCCATCTCCATCTCCTTAGTCGGTCCATTCATAGATGTTATGTTTTGGGCCATTGGCTGCATGGTTATTTCTTCCTCTGTAAGCTCCGCGACTATGTAAGTACTAAACTTAGGATCGTATCCAATCTCTCTCACGTCATACTTAGCGCATTGGTCCAGGATATACTGTTTCACAATTCTATAGTCCGTCACATTTCCGGGTGTTATGGTCAAATCTCCCTCTCTTTCATAGCTTAAATAGTCTACACCAGCGGCCAGCTTCTTATTGTGAGCCTTAACAGAGTTAACGAATTGATGACAAAGCATATAAAAGCAATCGTTTTCGTCATCTCTAAACATTAAAGCGAAAGCTGTAAGGTCCTGAGTACTGGCTAGGTCTAAGCCTCCGTAAGCTGGTAAGCTCGCGAGCCTTTCGAAAGGTATCTCTTTATCTCCCTTCATATAGATGTCGTCAGGGATCCATGCAGTCTCGGCGCTGGTCCAAATGTTAAGATGTAGCCGCAAGAAGCTGTTTATATAGCTCGGGTTAGCCTTAGCTTTTTTTACCGCGTCTATAAAGTAAGCTTCATTGCATATAGTTCCGTAGCCTGGATTAGCTTTGCGCCAGGTGTCGGGGCTGGTCCAATCATCATCTGGCTCAGCTTTGTAAAGTACAGGCAAAAAAGTGTCATCTTCTAGTGATCCATTAAGTACTTTTTCGCTGTACTCGTGCATTTCGTAGCAAATACTTGCACGATCATGGCCGGCTGTAGTGAGTGAGATTATAACCGGCTGCCTCCTGGCTCCTACTGAAGTCGTGAGAACATTCCATAATTCAAAATTTTGCTGCGTGTGAAGCTCATCAAAGATGATTCCATGACAGTTTAAACCGTGCTTTGTGTACGCTTCAGCGCTTATTGACTTATACCAGGAGCTCTTATATTCTATTGTATTTCTTAATACTTTCGCCTTAGATCTTAGATATTTATTATTCTTTATCATTTCTTGGGCGATATGAAAGACAATATTTGCCTGGCCCCTATCACCAGCCGCGCTTATTATTTCAGCGCCAGGCTCGCCGTCACCAAATAGCAAATAGAGCGCTAAAGCGGCGGCTAGGTTACTCTTTCCGTTCTTTCTAGGTATTTCTACATAGCAAGTTCTATACTTCCTTAGCCCTGTATCCTTATGCTTCCAGCCAAATAGCGGGCGAACTATGTCATCTTTCTGCCATTTTTCTAAAATAAAAGCTTTACCGGCTAGCTCTCCTTTGACGTGGGTACAGAACTTCTCTATAAAATTTACAGCTCGTTCGGCTGCCTCTTCGTCAAAGTAGTAGTTCATTCTGTTTTAATTATGCTATTTGGTGAGCGTGTTCACTTTCTGTTTTAGTTCTTGTTCAATTTTTTTGCACCTTTCTTCAATTACTGAAACATTAAGAGCGTCGGGTTTTTGATCTGTGTTAATGGGTGTTTCACCCATAAGCCATATTAACTCCTTTATCACTTGCTCTTTGGCGTAAGTATCTACTGCATCAACTACATTCAACTCGTTATACTTTTCGTCGGTTGTAAATCGCTGAAGTATTTCTATGAATTCTTTTTCTTTTTCTATTTTCATATTGTAAATCTACCTCAGAAAGTCTTTTAGCTCGTCCTCCTCCTCTACTCCCTCGCCGGCCCACTTCTCGAGCCTGGCGATTATAGCCTGTTTTCTCATTCTAGCCTCCTTAAGCTGCTGCCACTCTGGACGCATGCGAGAATATACATCTCCACTTTTGCCAGTTACTTGGTAGCAAGTGCCTTGAGTATCGCAAATGTTTTGCAGCTGGAACTCTTCAGCCTCCACACAGCTGAGCGTGTAGATCAAAGATTGTACTCCAGGCGTTAAAGTTTTGTTAGCTCCATACTGAAGGAGCTTTAAATCGTAGATCTGTTGTTGTTTATCGGTCATTTTATATACTGTTTAATTACTATGTTCATCTCGCTTTCCATCCATTTTTTAGCTAGAGTATTTATCACTTCAACTTTTTCATGTATGGGCCTGGGCTCCTCCATGAGTGCCCTGAGTTCTTTAACGCCAATTAATCTTTTCATGTCTTTAAAATAAGGGAGCTCTATAAGCTAGCTATTCAAACTAAGTAAGGACTTCTCCTGTTACGTTAAGCCTCAGAGCTCCCTGTTTATAATTGGCCCATGTTATTCGAGCTGAAGCCAGCACACTCGCCGTCTTTCGGATAAGCTAGCTCCATGAACTCGCCACACAGTTCACACTGTACATCGTGTACTATTCCTTTGCCAGCTACGTATTTGATTGTACAGCTGCTAACTGTTACCTCTTCATCTGGTGAGCAGTAGCATTTAAAAATGGGCATGTCCTTTTGGT